GTTTATCTAATGAAAACTCTTTTAGTTGTTGTTTATTTTTAATATTTATAATTTTCTTAAAATCTATTTTCATATAATTAATCATAGGTAGAAAAAATTTAATAATTGTCAAATGCTAGAGTTTTTACACTTTTTTCATTTCAAACATTAATTTTTAGTCAATATGATATATGTTTAAAGAATTTATTTTTAGTTATAATATAATTATGTATAAACGATTATTTATTAATGTAAAAAAAATTATACCAAAAATTTCTGAGACCGAAATTATTGCATTAAAATCAGGTGGTGTTTCAATAGATAGAGAGATTTTTAAAGGTAGGGTAAATTATAAAAATTTATTTAATTATAAAAATATTAATAAAATAAATGAATATGAAAAAGTTTTTATTAAATCTACAAATGAATTGTTAAAACAATTCGGACAAGATAATATATATCCAAATAAAGAAATTACTAGAATTATGAATTACTTAGGAAAAAATGGATTTTTAAGTATGATAATTGATAAAAAATATAATGGTAATAGAATTTCTATTTCAGCACAATCTAAAGTATTATCAATTATTTCATCTTATAACCCATCTTTGGGAGTAGCTACAATGGTTCCAAATTCACTTGGACCAGCAGAACTTTTACAACATTATGGCACAGAAAAACAAAAAAACTATTACTTACCAAAATTAGCAAATGGTGATTTTATACCCTGTTTTGGATTAACAGGTCCAAACAATGGCAGTGATGCTGTTGGAGAAATAGATGAAGGAATTGTTGAATTAGTAGATGGAAAAATTAAAATTAAAATTACTTTGAATAAACGTTATATTACATTAGCACCTATTTCAAATTTAATAGGTATTGCATTCAAGTTAAAGGATCCAAATAAACTATTAAATAGTAAAAAAGAAGGAATTACAGTTGCATTAGTAGAAAATACAGAAAAAGGATTAGTTCAAAATACTTATCATAATCCAAATAATGCTGGTTTTCCAAATGGCACTATAAAAGGAACGATTTTTATAGACACAGAGAAAGTAATTGGTGGAGAAAATAATATAGGTGAAGGTTGGAAAATGTTAATGGAATGTTTAGCTGTTGGAAGAGGTGTTAGTTTGCCCGCATCAGCAAATGGTTCATCTAAATATATTACGCTATGTATTATGAACTATATAAATATTCGAAATCAATTCAATATGCCTATTGGAAACATGGAAGCAGTAAGAGAAAAATTTATTGATATGTTCATAAATACTTGGATTATTCATACTAGTGTTAAATTTACAAATAATATATTAGATTCAGGTTCAACTCCTTCAGTTATAACAGCAATTATGAAGCAACAAACTACTGAACGTGCAAGAAATATATTAAACAACGGAATGGATATATATTCCGGAAGTGGAATATGTCTTGGTAAAAATAATTTTTTCACCAAATTTTACAACTCATCACCGGTTGGGATTACAGTTGAAGGTTCAAATACATTAACAAGAGGATTAATAATATTTGGTCAAGGATTAAATAAAAGTCATCCTTACATTTTTCCAATTTTTCAAAGTATTCAAGATGATAATAATAAATCATTTAATGATAATATAAATTTATTGGTAAAAGAAATAATATATAATTATTTACATTTAATAAATCCATTTAATTTAATACCAAAAAATCCAGAACAGCAGTTAGATTATTTAACATTAAAATTTAGTATTCTTTCAAATTTTATTGCACTATTAGGAGGAAAAATAAAATCAAAACAAATGATTTCTGGTAATATGGCAGATTTATTATCAAATATTTATCTAGGTTATAGTTTAGTTTGGTATCATCATCATTATTTACAGAATAATGAATTAAAAAATTATTGTATAAATAATTTGAATAATGATATTGAATATAAAATGAACCTAATTATTGATAATTATCCAACACCTATTTTGAAATTTCTATTGTTACCCCTAAAAAATACCATAAAATATCCTAATCTCGAAAATAAAAATAAAATATATTCCCTTGTAAGTAATGATGAAAATTTAATAAATTTATTAAAAGAAGATATTTATTATGATAACACAATATTAGAAAAAATGGAAAAATTAAGAAAGATGAAAAAAGATAATCCAGAATACAATAAATTATATCAAGATATAATCAGTGTTGGTGAATTTAATATAGAAAAAAATGGTAATTGTACCCTTGAAACTTAATTTTTTTGAACTGAAATAAAAAAATTGAACAGTTCAGTTATTATTTTAAAAATACCTATTCTAATGTCTACATCAGTTGATACAGAAGATGAAAAAGAAATTAAATACGGTGTTTCAAAATATAAAAATATTATGGGAATTACCTGCTACATGAATTCAATACTACATATTCTACAACAAATTCCAATATTTACTGAATATATATCTCAAGCTAAATTTAAAGATTCTGTAATAAAAAAAATAGAAAATCAATTAAGGTCAAACCAATTTAATAATCTAGAATCAGAATATCTTGCAAAAGAAGAACTTTTGAAAAAATATGTTATATTTGAATTATTTAAATTATTTAAAATTAGTCTAGAAAATGAAGATACTGTAATAACCCCAACATCATTTAAGAGTTTAATAGGTACTAAAAATGATATGTGGAATGAATTAAATCATCAAGATTCACAAGAATTTTTTACTTTTTTAATTAGTCAATTAGAGGAAGAAGTAGGAATGAAATCTGTATTCTTACCGGGATTTAATTATAAAGATTTTATAACGATGAATATTAATGAATCTCTAAAAAATATAATTGCTACCGAATCATGTAATAGATTTCAATCAAGAGAATATTCACCTCTTAAAAATTTATTTGATGGTTTAAGTGAATTTAATAATAGATGTATGTGTTGTAATAATAAAAGTATTCGATATGAACCATTTGTAACATTAGCATTATCTGTACCTATTAAAAATAGTCAAGATATGACTAAAACATTTAGTATATATGATTGTCTTGATCATCTTATTAAAGAAGAACAATTGGATGATGATAATAAAATGAACTGTGAAATGTGTGGATTAAATAATAGAGCTCATTCGCAATCTTTACTTTGGAAAACGCCAAAAATTTTGGTTCTTCATATTAAAAGATTTTTAGTAAATTCGTATGGTGTACCATCTCAAAAAATAACTAATGATGTTCAATATCCTATAACTAATTTTGATCTAGAAAAATATTTTGATCCAACGAGTCCATATAAAAATAGTAGTAAATATGATTTAGTTGGAATTAATATTCATCAAGCTTCTGGTTATGGTGGAAATATAAATTCAGGACATTATACTTCTATGGTTAAAAATATAATGAACAATAATTGGTATTTGTATAATGATGCAAATAAAATAAAACAAGTTTATACAAAAGAATTTTTACAAGATAGAGATGCTTATCTACTATTTTATTATCGTCATGATTAAAAAATAGTAATTATTTGATAGTTTTTGATTTTATTTATATTATAATTGAATTCATTAAATTCACTTAAATCATAATTATTTGGTAATTTAAAAAATATAATTTTACTATTAATTTTTTTAACAATTTCTATTAATGATAAATCTCCTAATTTAAATCTAATGCTTTTTTTATATTTATAATCAGGACCTCCCCATGGTGGATCAAAAAAATATGCTGAACATTCTAAATTTAATTTATTTAAACAAGAATCATTAATTAAAATTACATTTGATAAATCATATACTTTAACATTATTGTCTAATATGTTATACCTGTTTATACATAATTCTATCGATATTACATTTTTAAAGTTTCTGCCAAATGATATAGTATTACCACCTATACCAGCAGTTGCATCACATAAAGTTATTTCATTTCCTAATAAATCTTTAATTAAAGATGATATTTCATCAGCTTCATTAGGTAATGTAATTGAATATAATCCTTCTGAATCATAAGATAATAAATTATATTTTTCAGTATGTGGAAATATTTTTTTAATAATATTTAAATCCATAAATTATAATTAATAAAGTTTATGTTTTTAAGTAGTATATTTTTTAATTTCTCTGATCATGTTTGATTCAAATTCTGGAATATTTTCAAAGGGTTTATCTACCTCCAAATTTAATGGGATTCCTATATCAGTAAAATTGTAATTTTTGTCTAATATAACCCAATATTCGCTATTTTCATCTGTTTCATAATTACAAGCTTGTAAAATATTGTTGTGATTTTTTATTGTTTTTTTAATATCTTTACTCTTTTTAATTACATCCATAAATACACAAATGTTATATAATTGTGAAGAGGTCAAATCTAATTTTTCATTTGTAAGTAATAAACCAAATAATTCTTCTTCTGATGAAGTTAAATTTAATTTTAAATCGATATACATTACTATATAATAGACATTTATATTTTATATATCTTAATTATAAATTATGATAAAGAAATAAACGTATTTTATAAAAATTGAAATAAATATTAATATTTAAAATATTATACTAGTTAATGAATCAGAATATTATTAATGAGTTTGAAAAATTAGTTAATTTTATGCAACTTGAAATTGATAAATCTAAGGAAAAAAAAAATCAAAAAGAAATAATTGCAAATACATTTAGACTTAAACAAATTAAAAATGCTCTTGGTACAATTAAAAAATATCCAAAAAATTTAACAGTCGATAATTTAAATGATTTTTATGAATTACCTGGAATTGGAAAAGGAACTATTGATAGAATTACTGAAATATTAAATAAAGGTAAACTTGAAGAATTAAAAAATTTTAAAGATACCAGAAATAAAGACAAAAAAGCAATTGAAGAATTAGAATCAGTTGTAGGTATTGGACGATCTACAGCACTAGAATTTATTAAACAAGGAATTAAATCGGTTGATGAATTAAAGAATAAAATTGCTTCTAAAGAAATAGAAGTAAATGAAAAGATTTTATTAGGAATTAAATATTATGGTAAATTTCAAGGAAATATTCCAAGAGAAGAAATTGAGAAAGTAAAAAAAATACTTAATAAAATAATCGATAAAATGAATAAATATTATCATTTAGATGAAACAAACAAATATATTTTTGAAATATGTGGATCTTTTAGGAGAGAAAAACCAACAAGTGGTGATATTGATGTTCTTATTTCGAAATTAGATAGTATTTCAGATTTTCAAGATGATATTAATCATTTAGAAAGATTTGTTATAAGATTAAAAAAACCTATCAAATCAAATGATAATCAACCATTATTGACTGATGATATTACCGATAAAAATTACGAAACTAAATATATGGGATTTGCTAAATATAAAAATAATCCATTTAGAAGAATAGATATTAGATATGTTGATTACGATGTTTATCCTTCGGCTCTATTATATTTTACTGGTTCAGCTGAATTAAATTTAAAAATGAGAAAAGTAGCTAAATCAATGAAATTAAAATTATCTGAATATGGTTTAACAAAAGAAGATGGTACTAAATTAAAAATACAATCAGAATATGATATATTTAAAATTCTAAAAATAGAATATCTCGCTCCGAGATTAAGATAAATTATTTATTTTTTATAAAATGACAAGATTCCCATTCAGCTTCAGTTAAATATAGACATTTAGTTCTCAATTCTAGTTCCATATGCCCAATTACAAAACTTAATGTGTTAATTGTTTTTAAAATTTCTTTATTATGTAACACAAAATTATTTTTTGCATTAATATAATTAATTAATATTTTTAAATCAGCTGATACCATATTGTGAACATAATGATCTTGATAACATAAATTTTTGGTTTTTATATTGTAATTATATGAACAATTTTCTTGATATGAGCAAAATTTGTATGAACATCTTGAAATTATTATATCATCTTTTATACCTTGTTTTAATTCATTTTGTTTGTCATGATTAATTTCCTTCTGACCAATTCTAATTCTTAATGTTTCACTTAAATTTAATAAAATATTAAGACAATTCTTAAAAAAAATATAATCAATATTTTTATTTTGTAAAGTATATTTTGTTAATAATTTTATTATTTCTAATTCTTTTTGTAAAATATTTAAACTATTAGTTTTCATTAATTCTTCTATAAAATATTTATTTTCACATATTGCTTCAATATCTTTTAATTTATTTTGGTACTCTTTCTCTATTTGATCTATTCTATATTCTACATTTTTTCCTTCTAATTTATTTGATAATTTACTTATAAAATCATTTATTTTTTTTGATTTATTATTTTCAAAGTTATCATTAAATTTATATACATAATCTTTACTCCAGCATAAATCTTGATTCATTTACCTATTAAAATAAAATTATCTTTATATAAATATTTGAATTTTATTCATATTATATAAAGATTTTCTAGATAATATTAATAATGGATAATAAAGTTACTAAAAGATTAGTAAATGATAAAAGATATGAAAGACCAGAAAAAACATATCAAGATAATTTAAGTAATCAGGATATTAAAGATAAATTAAAAGATTATAAAAAAGTTACTGATATTAAAACTGTTTCCATAGGCACTCATATAAGATATTTCACAATTGATCCAAAAACCAAACAAAAAAATTTTAGACTAGGTGGTACATTAAATAAAATTGATCCTGAAGGGAGATTTATTATATTAGGTAATGGTACTCTATCTTGGTCGGTTCAAATTCCAACATCTATATTTTATCAAAAAATGACAGAAAGTGAATTTAAAGAAGAATTAAAAAAAGAATTAAAAAAAGAAATAATGACTGAAGAACAAACTGTACATGAAGATACAGATTTTCTTAAAAAAGAAATAAAAGTTTTAAATAAAAAATTAGATAAATTTAAAGATCTTGAAAATGATTATAAAAAACTATTAAAAATTAATGAAAATTTATCTAACCAAATTAGTAAAATAGAAGAAGAAATTAAAAAGAAAAAAAATAAAAAATAATTATTCTAAAAATTTAATATTTTAAAAAATTTCTTTATAAGATTATATAATGGGCAAACAATCTTCTAATAAAAAATATAGTTTTACAGGTCGTAGATCAATAATTGAAAATAAATCTAATTATTTAAAAAATAATTCTAGTTCTCAATCTTTGTCTGATGGATCAACTACAAATGATATGATAAGCGTTTTAAATTCAGATTCTATAAATAGTAAAAATAGAAATAGACCTCACAAGTCAATAAATCAAATGGAAATGTCTAATTTAAATCAAATATCAGTTCAAGATATGAATCAAATGGCTATGCCAGATATGAATCAAATGGCTATGCCTGGTATGAATCAAATGGTTATACCAGGTATGAATCAAATGGCTATGCCAGGTATGAATCAAATGGCTATGCCAGGTATGAATCAAATGGCTATGCCAGGTATGAATCAAATGGCTATGCCAGGTATGAATCAAATGGCTATACCAGGTATGAATATGATGGGTAATAAATCCAATGTAAATGACATTGATCATTTGATGGTCAACACTTTGGTTCCTATTAATAATCAATCAATGAACTATGATTCAGGGATTGAATATATGAATCAATCTCAAATAGCAAATAATTTGGGAAGTCTTGCTAAATTATCAAACAATTCAATTAAAAACAATCATATGGGTTTTGATTTCAATCAACATCAAAGTAATGTTAACTTGAGTAACTTAGCTAAATTAACATAAAAAAATTGATTAATATATTTTATAATAATATATTAAATAATTAATGGACTTTGTAATTAAAAGACTTTCTAAAGAATTATCAAAATTAAAAGAAGAAGGTGATAAACTTGATGGGATCATAATTGATGATCCACAAAATATTTTAGTATGGAATGCTAGGATTATTGGACCTCCAGATACACCCTATCAAGATGGTATTTTCGAAATACTTCTTAAATTTGATTCAGATTATCCAAAACGTCCACCATCTGTAAAATTTTTAACATCTATGTATCATCCTAATATTTATAGAGATGGAAAAATATGTATAGATATTTTACAAAATGAATGGACACCTGCACAAAATGTACGTACTATATTATATTCAATAAGATCTTTATTGATGGATCCAAATCCATCTTCACCAGCTAACAGGGAAGCAGCAGAGTTATTTAATAAAGATAGAATAGCATATGAAAATAAAGTTAAAGAATTAATTAAAATTAATAAATAATTTATTTAAATAATTGTGTTTTTGGAATTTCTATTAAATCACCAATTACATATACATCATTTTCTAACATTATAAAATTTCCGTTATCATCTTTATCTATTTTACCTACAGGAAAATTCAAATCATAATCATAGACTACACCTGAATCTTCGTAGAACCAATAATAATTTTCTTTAGAATAAGATGTATCATCTATTTTTTGTACAGCTTTTATTTTTCTTACTTTAATCTTAATTCTAGAAGAATCCTTAGCATTTGAACCATTATCTATTTTTAAATCATATTCTAATTTATCTTGATATGCAGGACCTACAGGTTTTTCAAATAATGAATTTTCATTAAATTGAAAACATTTATAGTTTGATCCCATCATATTATGAGCTTTAAATAATTCACAATCTACAGCAGCTTCCTTAACAGCTTCTATGAATGATAACAATAAATTATTTTTTTTTCTTGATATCATTTCCATTTTTTCATCAGTGGTTTCTTTACCACTTTTTCTAACCATTTTATATCTAAAAACATCTACTTTACGTTCTTCCATTGGTAAATCTTTGTGTTGACAGTAACGTAAAGCACGCCCTATAACTTGTTCAATACGTACTTCATTCCAGTATGGTTCTGTTATATGTACTTGTCTAACATTATTCAAGTTAATACCCTCTGAACCTGCTGGAGAAATCATAATTATTTTACAATGTTTTCCATATTTATTTTCACTCATATTAAAAATTTGTTTATTTATTTTTCTAACATCTTTTTCTATTCCTCCATGAAATTCACAATATCTTAATCCATCTTTTAATAATTTTTTATCAGCTTCTAATTTATTCTTATTAAATTCTGAATCCTGTTCAATATTAACAAATCCAAAGAAACTTAAATATACCTTTAATAATTGTAATCCTTCCATGTCAACATAATTTGAATAAATCATAACGGTACCTTTTGTTTTTAGAATATTAAAGATAATTCTTATAAATTTAGGACTTGAATTATACATTGCTTCAAATAATTTACTTTTTTTCTTTTCATTTTCATAAAAATTTGTAAAGCTTCCTTCATATTTATTATGAAAATTTTTAACATCATCACTAATTGTAAAACCATTTTCTTTATCTACTCTTAAAAAATCTTTTAAATATTCTATGAAAGAATTAACATATGTTCTTATAGCTTTCATATATTCTAAAATTTCAGCTTTTGATTTAACAAGTTCATTTTTCTTTTCAATATTTTTACCTTCATTTATTATAACTGCATCAGTTTCTTTTATTTTAAAAGCTCCTGGTCTTGGTCTTTTTTCACCATTAATTTTATCAGATATAGAAGGAAAAACTAAATTACATGCTTGTCTTGTATATGATGCATAAGTAGACATTGAATCACCAACTTTACCGCGACTCATTCTTAATCTGATTTTTTCTTTTTTTTCTTCTATTTCTTCTAAATATTTGTAAACTTCTTCTTGATAACTTTCCATTGGTATATTTAAATAATGAACTGTTTTAGATGCATATTTATCTGGTGTTGCTCCAATATAATAAGAAACTAAACCTAAAGTTCTTCTTTGAAACATATTTTTAGTGTTTTCATTTAATGATGCAAAATTTGATGAACTTATAAATAATTGTTGGAAAATACTTTCTGATGTTGGAAATGTACCTGGTCTTAATAAATTAAAAATTAATGCAAATTCAAATGGATTATTAACTGCTGGAGTTGCTGATAATAACATAATTCTAGTATTAGAATTTTCCTTTTTTTCTTGTTGTATATAATCATAAATAACCTGTGCTCTCTTACCTTTTTTACTTGATACATTATTATAAACATTATTTATAAATCTATGAGCTTCATCTATAACAAATAAAGATGTTTTACTAGCATCAGCTTTTTTAACTTTTTCTAAAAAATCTCTGTCCGCAAAAGGTGAATCATAATGAATAAAAATTATATTTGCTAATCTTTGTTCAAAATTTTCTTTTGTCATCCATTTATAAATATCTTTAAGCCAAGGATCATCGTGTAAAGATGCAGGAATTAACAAAAATATATTCCATTTAGGTGTATAATTGAATAATATATTGTAAACATTAATCATTGTATTAGTTTTACCTGAACCTACACCATGATAAACAAGTAGCTCTTTGAATGGAGATTGATAGTTTAAATATTGACCAATAAATTGTTGATACAATGTTAATTCATCAGTTCTTTTTTCATTGCAAGGATCATCACCTTCTTTTGTATAAACTTCTGGTAATATATAATCTTTAAAATTTTTCATAATCCAAGATGGAAATAATCTTCCATTTTGTTCTAAATTAATATTTATTTTTGACATTTTATATTATTATTAAATAAGAAAATATAAAAAGTCTATTTTTATTTTAATTCTGCCAACTTACTTAGATTTTTTTTTGATTTGTATAAAAAAAATGACATAATAACTATAATAATTATTAAAATAATAAGTATAATACCACTAATTTTTTTAAAATTTGATACTTCAGCTTTTGGACATTCTACAGCTTTTGGACATTCTACAGCTTTTGGACATTCTACAGCTTTTGGACATTCTACAGCTTTTGGACATTCTACAGCTTTTGGACATTTTACAGCTTTTGGACATTTTTTCATAGTAGTTATATTTTTATTTTTACAAATATCTTCTTCAAATACAATTATGTTATGTTCATTAAAATAACACTTATCAGAAGGTATCAATGATAATAATTCTATAAATATATGAGAAATAAATTTTCTTTCAATATCTTTTGAAAAATTATTAGGACCTAATTTTTTAGCTTCTGTTATTATTCCAAATACAACCATTAATCTAATTATTAAATTAATTAAATTGATTATTTTAACTTCTTTATTAGTTTGTAATACTATTTTATCTAATATTTCTTTTATCAAATCAATATAATCTTTTTCTTTTAATTGACTATTTTGAATATTTTTTAAAATAAAATCAATAAATTCTCTTCTATCATTTGATAATAAAATTTTGGGTATAATAATTTCAAAGTTATCAAAGTTATTAGATTGAAAAGTTTTTAATTTTTTTTTAGATTCAGTTTTTATTATTTGAGTACTTGTAATTATTTTTTTGTTAATATTGTTATTTATTCGTTTCTTAGATGTTTTATTTTTTCGTTTTTTAGATCTTTTAGATGTTTTATTTTTAAAACGCTCAATGTTTTCAAAACCTTCTATTTGCTTAGGATTTAAATCTAATAACATAGAAAATCCTGTATTTGAAATAAGCATAATTCCAATAGTTGTTGCAAATTTTATATTGTGTTCTAATGATGTAGCTAATTTATTATCAGTATTTGAAATAACTTTTAAATAATTATTAATTAATTTATCAATATTTTTTATATTCACTCTAACTCTATACAATCCATATTTATTATAATAATCAATTATTTTTTGAGTTTGTTCTTTTGATAATTGATTATTTTCTGATTTTATACTTATTATTTTATTTTTATTTTTAGAATCTAGTTTAGCAACAATTCCACCCATTATAAAATAATAAGAAAAAAATTAAATATTTTAATTTAATGTACTTTTATAGTGGGAATACCTTTAAGATTTAGAATGATACTAAAACATTAAAAATATTTATAATTTATATAGTTAACCCTTCAAGATTTAAAATGCCGATTTTACTCAACAAAAAACTTCAAGGTTTACTCGTTGCAGAGCGTGTAAATTATAATTTTGTTAAAGCTATAACCTTAACTGATGAGTTTAATGTGTATCTTTTTTTGTTCCTACCTAAAAACCCTTCTTATAAGAGAAAAGCAGGAACTGCATGAACAAGTCATTATAGGACTCTTACTATTCATTGTTATTATAATATTTTATTTTTAAGCCGTTTTGTCTCATTTTAAATCTTCAAGGTTCTAAATATTTATCTATTTTATATTATAGTATGGATAACTACAATAATTTTGATGAAGTTATAATTTGGATTGATAATAAAAACATTATAAAAAAAGTAAATAATAAACCAGTTAAAAAATTCACTCCAAATTATCTAAGTAAATCATATACACCATACAAAGGAAACAAACATACAATTCAATCTATAACCAAAAGTATGTTGGCTTTATTATTTGGAGTTGCTATTCAAAATAATCATATCACTATTAAAATTCTAAATGAACCTATTCATAATTATTTTGATAATTATTCATTAAATAAAAAAATAAAAGTAAAACATTTATTAACAATGACGAGTGGTATAAAGTGGAATACCAATTATGATGATCCATATAATACTACATTTCAAATGGAAAGAAGTAAAAACTGGATTAAATTTATTTTAGAACAAAAAATGGCTGACAAACCTGGAAAGAAATTTCATTATAAAGATGGTGATACTGTTTTGTTAGGATATATTTTTGAAAAAATAATTAACAAATCTGTTGATAAATATGCCAAAGAATATCTATGGAAACCATTAGGTATTACTGCTTATTGGAATAAAATAAATGGCATAGCAGACGTAGAAGGTGGATTATATATGTCTTCTAAATCATTATTAAGAATTGGTGAGTTAATATTAAATAATGGTAAATATAATAACAACCAAATAATTTCTCTCAAATATTTTAAACTGATGGTTAAAAATCATATGCCTAAAAAAGAATTTTTTGGTTATGGATTTCAATGGTGGCTTTACAAAAAAGTTATATTTTGTTGGGGTTATAAGGGACAATATTTAGTAATTATACCAAATAAAAAAATTATTGGAGTAATGTTTCAATGGTCTAGTGAAAAGGAAATACAACCATATGAATTTATTAACCAAATAAACAATAATATAACTAAAATACAGTAAAAAATCTTCTAATAAAAAACATAAAAAAATCGGCATTTTAAATCTTCAAGAGTATAAAAATACCATAAAACAAGTCAAGAAAGAAAATTATAAAAACTATTTTGATAATGCTTATAATAAAGATGCCTATAAAGATTATGTTAAAAAAGATTTAACATTAAAAAGGAAACCAAAAAATTATAAAGATTAAATTTTATAAAAGTATTTTATATAAAAAAGAACAAGATGAATTAGTTGACACCTTAACAAAATCATATTTTACACGCTTTGCAACGAGCAAACCTTAAATATTTTTTCTGTTGCCACAGGCACCTACGGTGAGTAAAATCGGCATTTTAAATCTTCAAGGGTGTAAAAAAGTAGGCGTATTAAATGTGCAAAGGTGTAATATTTATTAAATATACAACATAACTGTACTGAATTTTTATCACGGTTGTTGATTATTTTGTTTTCTGGTTTAACAAAGGTATGATGTTATAATCAATTAACAAGAATTTTCTTTTTATATCTTTTGGTTTTTGCTTTTGTTGGCATTACACCTTTTTCACTGAAAAATGGGACAGTAAAAAAAGTAGTAATTGCACCCTTGGAACTTAATCCTTTTTAATGGGCATGCATCTACTTGACAGCTTAATTATAAGCGGTTAGATGCTTTTATTTTTTTAAACTACTATATGAAAAGCCTTATAATTTCGCTTTGAGAGCTTAGGAATTTCAGTAGGAGTTAATAGGAAATATATAAACCATAGTATAACTAATATTAACAAAACTTTAAATATTTTTACTGTCCAATTTTTCAGTGAAAAAGGTGTAATAGTAAAAAATGTGTAATATTAATTCAATTTTGATAATTTTTAATTTATTTTTTATTAAAATATAAATAAATAAATAGTACTGTAATAATTAATAATACTATAATTAAAATATCTTTCATTCTTGATGCATCAGCTTTTTTACACTCTTCAGCTTTTGGACATTTTTCAGCTTTTTTAATATTACATACATTTGGACTAAATTCAAAAACATTATGTTCATTAAATATACATCTATCAGTAGGTAGTAATGTTAATAATTCTAAAAATACATGAGATATAAATTTAATTTCATCATCTTTTGAAAAATTATTAGGACCAACTTTTTTAGTTTCTGTAATAATTATAGATATAACAATTGTTCTCATTACAATACTAATTAAATTTGCTATTTTTAAATCATCATTTTTTTCAGATACTATTTTATCTAAAATATTATTCATTCCATTAAATATAATTTTAGATTTATCATCATCAGCAAAGAGTTTTGAAATGAAATTAACAAATTCTTTTTTATCATTAGATAATAAAATTTTTGGAATTATAATTTCTGCTATTTCTTTATTATTCGATTTATTTGTTTTTATAGTTGAATTTTTTATATTAACAAATTGTTCTGATATTTCTTCAAAATTTTCAAAATATACAGTATTTTCAAAACCTTCAACAGGATTCATTTTTATAGGATCATCTAATAACATTGCCAAACCCATATTTGAAATCATTAATATACTTATTCCTGTACCCATTTTAAGACTGTTTTTTAAAGATTCTTCTAATTTATAATTATTTTTTGATAAAAGATTTAAATAAGATTTAATTAATAAATCTAAATTATAATAATTTATTTTAACTTTTAGAGTTCCATATTTATTATAATAATTAATCAATTTTATTTTTTCTTCATTTGATATACTTTTATTTTTAACTTCAATATTAATTACTTTATTATTTGAATCTATTTTTGCTATTATACCACCCATTATATTATATTATCAGATAAATTTTTTTGAAATATTTTAATTTAGATTATTTATATATTATAATTAATTCAAACATTTTTTCTTATAATATTTTCAGCATCTGAATAATCTAAAAAAATCATATAATTGCAGACACTATTTTTATTTTGATTCATATATTTTGTTAAAATAAATTAGATCACTAACAATTGTCGATTTCTAACTCAGTTGTTGGATCAATAAATGGTTTAGATAATTTTAGTTTAATTTATTGATTCTTTTGGATAATAATTTTCTAAATAATTATAGATTGCTGTACTAGTTGTTGAATCAGTAATATTATCAGAATAAATAAATATTAATTTATTTATTTTGTTTGTTTTCAGAAGTTATTCCTTTGTATTCATTTTTTGAAGCTGACATAAATTGTCCGGTTTTGGAATCGCGTTTTATAAAAGTATTAGTATGTGAATTATATAATTGTGAGCGCTCTTTTACTGCACCAATACGATATCCATCATTGGTATTTTTAGCCATTAGTTTGAATAAATGTTAATCAATGTTATAAATAATCAATTTTTGTATAAAATATTGAAATTATAAGTAATTAATTTTTATTATAATTATATAATGCCAGAATTAAAGAATGAAATCTTTATTAAGAATATTGTAGATCCTAAAACTGGAAAACAAGTAAAGAAAATCTATCAAATTAAAATATCTAAAATAAATAGACTAGTAGAACCATTAGTATGGGAATATTATAAAAATCGCGCAAATACATCCATTAGTGATATCTATAAAAAATTTAATGGATATCAACTAAAGTTTATCTATTTCGGTGATCCTGTTATTTATACTATTAATACAATTGATAATTATGAACAAATAGATAATTTACCTAATAATTCTACACTAAAGAAATTAAAAGAAACTCAAACATTAAATCAAGAATTAAATAAATAAACCTTAGTTTCTTTTTTACTTTAACTGTATCGTTTAGCATATATATCTTTTTATTTTCTATATTTTGTAAAATTATCGAAAGTTAATCTATTTTTCATCTGAATCAACATATTCAACGATATTATTATGATAACAACATTTTGTGTTTATATTATTTCTTTATATTAAACTAAAAATAATTTAATATATAGAATGTGATGTAAAATCCATCTATAATTTATTTAATTGCTGTATGCAGTACCTGCCATACCAGACATCACACGAAGAACGTTGTAATTTTGAGTATATATGTTTACAAATGAAGATTGAGAGCTTCCTAACCAATTTGAGGTGTAGTTTGTAGAAGTGTTGTTGTATAAACCAACTTGAATTTGTAAAGTGGCATTATCGATACGAGAGAAGTTGCATGTACCAGTTGGTTGATGATCTTCAGCTTTGAGAGCAAAAGAGTATACGTTTACACCATCAGCAGGAGTGTTAGAGAAGTGTTGATAGGGTTGAACATAGTTAAAGTAGTTTCCATCTCTGTCTTGGAAACGATCATGACCATTTAATTGTAATTTGGCACTGTAAACAGGATTATCAGAACCATTAACAAAATTACCATAATTAAAGTGGTCTACAACATTTAATGATGCTAAATTAGCTACAGCTGAATTAACTCCATTGGCTACTGTTAATTGAGAAACAGTATTAGATAAATCTTCAAAATTTAAATCGTTTCTTACAATCACCATATTATTTAAAACTTCATTTAATAAATCACTATTGGTTGATCCTGCTACAACTGTACCTACAACTGGAGCAGATTCGGTATTTGCATCACCACCAAGGTTTGCTAAATTTGCAGGAGCTGCGGCTTTAATATTTAATTTAACTTCAACTTTTGCTAATAAAGCAGTTACTAGTGCATTTGGAGTTGCAATGGTATCAGTTTCAATTAAATCACCAAGAGCTGCAGCACCGGTTTTCCTAACTGTGACAGTACCTGCAGCCCCGGCAGATGGTAAAGTTACATTAACTGTAAATCTAGTACCAAGATATAAAATCTTGGCAAAACGATCAGAAGCTTCTTTCCAAGTTGTAGAACCGGCAGCCCAAGCAATCCAGTTTTGACGAGTAACATGTCTTTCAAGATGGGGAACCCATACTAAGTATTTGCAGGGATGGTTGAAGTTAAGTCTGTATTTGGCAGTAGCAGCAGTTAAAGATTCAGAACCAGTAAATTGTAATTGTTCAATTAAGTATTCATGAGAAGCTTGAGCAAAGCGTTTACGTTCTTCAGAATCTAAGTATACGTAGTCAATTAATAAGTAAGAATCACTCATTAAACCAGTACCAGAAGGTGCACTAGAAGCTGATGTACCAGCATAGTTAACACATCCAGAGAAATCTCTGAATTTAAGAGTAACACGAACATCGTGGTATTGTAAGGCAATTAAAGGTAAAGCTAAACCGTTATTTCTGTTAAACCAAAATTGTAAAGGAACGTACATTTGGTAGGCTTTAAGAGCGGTATTATCAATGTTAGTGAGTTCATTAATATCACCAATCATTTTAGCATAGCCGCGTTCTTGACCGGATTTATGGGTTAATTCGTACCAGATATTTAACCAATCACCGTAGTGTTCATCAATTTTAGAACCACCAATTTCGACTTTGCATGATTCAACTAAAGCATGACCTAAACGTCTAACATAGCCCCAGTTTGCACCAACAGCTTTAGTAACAGCATTTAATTTAACAGCAACATACATATTAGTGATTAAATCACCGTTTCTATTGATGTTGCAGGTAACAGTGCGTCCAAAATCAGCAGCACCATTCCAGGTTTGTTGAATTGGTTCAACAGAGAAGTTTGTGTGACGTCTGTAAACGACTTTAAAAAAAGTAATTTGGGGATTACCGGAAAGGTAAACATCTTGAGCGCCATAAGCGACGAGTTGCATTAAACCACCACCCATTTAGATATATAACTAGGGATAGAAATTATTCTAAATATTTTTTTTCAATTATAACGAATTTATACATTTTTAATCTTAGTATTTCTATATTTTTTTTAATATTTTAATAAAAAACATTTTTTTTTAAATATTTTTTATAATAATTAAAAATATTTTACAATATCAAATAATTTATTTAAAGTAATTTTTCAATATACAATTAATAATTGGATGTCTGGTACCAAGAAAACTTCAAAATATAAAGAAAATAAACAGTCTAATGTAAAAGAATCCAACACTCTAGATAATAAACATAGAATTATGGTTAAATATTTCTCTCAAGCACGAAATGATAAAAATAATATTTGTCAACAAATAATAAATATTAATAATGAAATTACCTCTATGGATGAGAGAAGAGATTCTTTTACTATAGAAGATATAAAACACCGAGCAAGTTTATTAGATAAAAAAGATTTATTAGAGTTGCAATTAAAATCTATATCTAATAATTATGAAGAAATGGATTATTATGATAATGCTGGAGATTTAATTTCAGATTATTACGAAATGCGTGATATTAAAGAAGTAAAAGTAAAAGAATCAAAAAATATTTTAGATTTTTTATTCACTAAAAAAGAAAAAAATAATCAAGACGAAAATAAAACTGTAAATAAAGCTAATTTATTTGAAAAATACTGTCAAAGAGTTGATGGTATAAGAATAAATCATGATGATGGTTCTAATAGAATTAAATACTGTATTGAATGTAAAATTGAAAAAATACTTGATATGTCTGAAAGTGCTTATATTTGTCCATGTTGTGGAGATTCTGAAATTATAATCCTAGACGAAGAGCGTCAAATTAAAGATTATTCACCATATAGAAAAGTAAATCATTTTAGAGAATGGCTTAATCAATTTCAGGCGAAGCAAAGCCCTGATATTCCAGAAATTGTTTTTATTGATATAGTTAAAGAATTAAATAAAAGGAGAATTAATGATTTATCAATTTTAGATAAAAAGAAAATGAAAGCTATTTTAAAGAAATTAGAATATAATATTTATTATGAACATGCAGCATATATTATAAATAAGTTAAATAATCTACCACCTCCTAAAATTACAAGAGATATGGAAAAATTATTTATAGGTATGTTTTTTAAAATTCAAGATCCATGGGAAATATATAAACATCCAGATCGTAAAAATTTTTTATCTTATTCATATGTACTTCATAAATTTTGTGAATTATTAGAATTAGATCATTTATTAGAATGCTTTCCATTACATAAAGATTCTGATAAAATAATGGAAAATGATCAACTATGGGAAAAAATATGTAAATATCTAAAATGGGAGTATATTAGTTCCTTCAAATAAAGGAATTAATTAAGACTCAAATGTGAAACATTTGCTGTCATATTTTGTATATTAGTTTCTAGAAATGATATTTTATATTTTTTGTCCAACAACAGTTCATTTAAATAAAAAATAAATTCTAAATTAAGTTAATTATGAACCATATATTATATAATATATCTTTATTAATACTTATAGTTGGTATTATTTTAATAACTGTATATATTACAAAAGCATCTAAAAATGGTTATTTAACTTATAATCAACGAATTTTAAATAAAAAATTAAAATTAATTGATAAACCTTATCAATCTATATATGATTATAAAGTTAATAAAGAATATCAAAAGATGTTCTCTCAACCATCAATTTGGATGGGTTATCAAGATTTTGATGCAAAAGATAAACCACAAAAAATATTTGTAAAATAAATTTATTTAAAGAATAATTAAATATTAAATCTAATGTCAAGAGTGGATTATTTAACCGAAGATTCGATTCTACCATGGGATCAAAAATATGTCTGTTTATCATTTTTAACAGATAAGGAAAATAAGACTACATTATCTGGTATTAAAATTCGTGGTGCTTTCTCAAAGTACGAAGAAGCTTGTGAACATTGTAAAAAACTACAAGCTATTGATCCAGCATTTAATGTTTTTGTTGGTGAAATGGGTAAATGGTTACCATTTGATCCTAATCCAGATTCTCAAGCTGTTAAAGATTCTGAATATGCAAATGAAGAATTAAATAAAATGATGAAAAGTTATCTTGAAAATCAAGAAAAGGCTAAATTATATCACGAACAACGTAAAAATGAGATGGTAAGAAAAAATATTTTAGACAATTTACAATCCAGACAAGATACTATCAAGGATTTGAAAAAGAAAGTAACAAAAACTAAAGATTCAACAGAAATAGATAGTATTGAGAAGAATATTCTTGAAATAGAAAGTCAAATTAAGAAGATGGAAGAAAAAAAATCAGAATTAGATATTGAAATAGATAATTTGAGTAATCAAGTAAAAAATACCAGTTCTTCTAATTCCCAATTAAATGGTCCAAAAATTATTGGTGATAATTAATTTTTAATAACTGTGACACGTACTGAATTTTTTTTCCTAGAAAATAAACTTTCAGGATTAAATATTTCTAAACGTTTG